AGTAGTGTACTCCCACTTATAGAACTTAAACAAAAGCTACAATAATCAACATGGATAGGGAATTGATGAATCAATTCCGGCTTAGAATTGAGCATGCCAAAACAGCAGAAGTTGCCAAGGATATAGATGTTGATCTATTGATGGCTAGACATGATTATTTTGGTAGAGAGCTCTGCAGGGCATTAAATATAGAATACAGGAATGATGTGCCGCTTGTTGATATACTATTAGAGATTATTCCTGACATAAATCCTATGAATTATGAAATACCTAATGTTACACCAGACAATTTTATATGGGATGGTAATACACTGATAATATTAGACTATAAAGTTTCAGTCAGCTCTGAGAGCTCAGAGATTACTCTACTGAAATATGAAAAATTGATAAAACCTCTTCTAGAACAGATTGGTATAAACTGCGAAATTGCTATTGTAAGAGCAAATCCAGTATCAAATCAGTTAATCATAGTAGGAGAAATCTTTAAGATAAAATACCCTATTATACCTATTGTCTTAGATTTCACAACGTTCTTTGAACTGAAAACATTATTATACAATAAGTTTGCAGATGATGAAGAATTCTTACTCAAAGTTGCTCATGGTGATTTTACCATGACTGCACCCTGGTGTAATGAAGAAACACCTGAGCTTTTTGATCATCCTATATACAAAGAATTTTTTTACAGTATGCCACAAAGGTTTGCATCTTTATTTTTAGAGTTTTTGAATCATAGTTCTTATGGTTCTGAAAGATGGAATACACTGCTTTATAAGGCAAAAACCATTACTTTGGATGATTATAATGATTTCTTAAATCAGCATTCAAAAAACATTTTCTTGTTAACAGGAGATTTTGAAGCACCAACAAGGAAAGAGATTAACAATGGCTGGGAGCAAATGACGGAAAGAATTAAATTAGAAAGGGAACTCACCAATAATGTACTAGATGCCAAACCATCTATGCATTTTTTATGGAGTAAGCCATCATCTAGGAATTTAAAAGATTCGACTGCGAAAGTCATTTTTTTATCCAATTCATTAATGAATATCTCTGAAAAGTGTATTTTATCGGAAACATTTAAAGCTTTAGGTAAATGTATGAACTTAGATGGAAGATCATCAGAATATATACAAGTTTGTGAAGCAAGGAAACTTGCAGCTCGATCATCCCCCAAACAAATCAATAACAAGAAGTTGGATTATGTAAAAATTGGTGATGCATTTGTATTATGGGAGCAGCAATTTTTACTTCAAAATGATTACTTTAAGAATAAAGAGAGGCAATTATTTCTTCAAAAGTTCTTGGGGATAGGGGGTCATAAGAGGTTTAAAGATAAGACAGCAGAAGATATTGATAAATCAAAGCCTAAAATATTGGATTTTAATGACAATAATATCCTCTTATCTGCAAAATCAATGTTTAACAAACTAAGATTAGAGCTTTCTAAACCTACAGATAACACATATAGTGAGGATGTTATTGACAAATTTAGTCAAGAAATTAAATCAGCCTCAGAAGATACATTTGATTCATATAAGCAAATAAAGAAAAGTCAATTTTGGTCCTGCATTTCAGATATATCTACATTAATGAAGAACATTCTTTCTGTATCTCAGTATAATCGACATAATACGTTTAGAGTAGCTCTCTGCGCAAATGACAATTTATATGCAATTGTTTTTCCATCCTCTGACATTAAAACAAAGCGTGCAACAGTGGTATTCATTACTATAGCTATACATAAGAATAAAGATGAATTAATTGATTGTAGTTCCCTGCATACAACCCTCAAAATGAGCAATAATCAATATATAAGTATTTCTAAAGCAATCAGATTAGATAAAGAGAGGTGTCAGCGCATTGTATCTGCACCTGGCTTATTTTTATTAAGTACTTTGCTTATGAAAAATAACAATAACTTAGTAAATATTAATGATGTAATGGCATTTTGCTTTTTAACAAGCTTATCAATCACTAAAAGCATGTTATCACTAACAGAGCCATCTAGATATATGATAATGAATTCTTTAGCAGTATCTAGCCACGTAAGAGAATATATTGCAGAAAAATTCTCGCCTTACACAAAAACATTGTTTAGTGTTTATATGGTTCATCTTATCAAAAAAGGTTGCTTAGAAGCAAATGCACAAAAAGCTAAGATAGAGTTGAGAGATGTCTACCTCTCAGATTATGATATCACACAGAAGGGAGTATCAACTGAGAGGAATTTGAGTTCTATCTGGTTTCCAGGACAGGTCAACCTGACTGAATATGTGAATCAAATTTATCTCCCTTTCTACTTCAATGCAAAAGGTCTCCATGAGAAACATCATGTAATGATAGATCTTGCAAAAACTGTTTTAGAGATCGAAAAAGATCAACGGTCAATGGTAAATACAGTCTGGTCTAAAAAGCCATTAAAACAACATGTAAATCTGCCAATACTGGTGCATTCAATAGCTAAGAACTTAATCTTAGATACTTCAAGACATAACCATCTGAGGAATAGGGTCGAAAGTAGAAACAATTTTAAAAGAAGTATAACTACAATATCTACTTTCACAAGTTCAAAATCTTGTATAAAAATAGGTGAATTCTCTGACCTAAAAGAGTCACGCAGAAGAGAAGAAAGGAAAAATAATGAGAAATTGAATCAGAAATTTAGGATTTCTAACCCACTTTTCTTAGATGAGGAAGAAACAAATCTAGAAACACAACATAGTGATTATCAGTCTCTCAAATCAAAAATTCCTAATTATAGGGACTACATATCAACAAAAGTATTTGACAGGCTATATGAATTGCTAAAGGAAGAGAGAATAGGTGATGGACCTTTTATTTATGAGGCAATGAATATGATGAGGACTCATACAAATTTTTGGTTTACATTCTTCAATAAAGGACAAAAAACAGCAAAAGACAGAGAAATTTTTGTTGGTGAGTTTGAAGCAAAAATGTGCATGTATGTAGTTGAAAGGATTGCAAAAGAGAGATGCAAACTGAATACAGATGAAATGATTAGTGAACCTGGTGATTCAAAATTAAGGATATTAGAAAGGAAGGCAGAGGAGGAAATAAGATTTGTAGTTGATAGAACAAAACAAAGATTAAAAGCTGGAGATCCTGCCAAAGCATTGAAAATAGAGATTAATGCAGATATGTCTAAATGGAGTGCTCAAGATGTCTTTTTCAAATATTTTTGGCTTGTAGTTATGGATCCCATATTATACCCTTTTGAGAAGCAAAGAATATTATATTTCTTATGTAACTACATGGAAAAATCTTTAATACTTCCGGATGAATTGTTGAACAATCTACTTGATCAAAAGACACCATATCAAGATGATATCTTATTAGAAATGACTAACAATCTACATTATAATTCTGTAAAAATTAAGAGAAATTGGTTGCAAGGGAATTTTAATTACATTTCAAGTTATATACACAGTTGTGCAATGTTGGTATATAAAGATGTGATAAAGAACTGTGCAATGCTATTAGAAGGGGAAGTGCTTGTCAATTCTATGGTCCATTCTGATGACAATCAAACGTCAATTACTATGGTTCAGAACAAATTGAGCGATGATATTGTAATACAATTCTCAATAAATACTTTTGAAGACTTATGTCTTACCTTTGGATGTCAGGCAAATATGAAAAAGACTTATATAACTCATACTATAAAGGAATTTGTTTCTCTATTCAATATACATGGTGAGCCTATGTCAATATATGGTAGATTCTTACTACCTAGTGTTGGGGATTGTGCATATATAGGTCCTTATGAAGATTTAGCTAGCCGATTATCAGCAACACAGCAAGCAATAAAGCATGGTTGCCCACCCAGTTTAGCATGGGTGGCTATAGGCTGTAGTCATTGGCTAACTTATTACAATTATAATATGTTAGATAATCAAGTTAATTCCCCATTACCATATTTTCCAACTATAAGTAGAGATCAGATACCTATAGAATTGAATGGTCTATTAAAGTCTCCATTGTACCTCATATCATTATTAGGATTAGAGGCTGGGAATATTGAGTTCATCTTGAAAATAATGAGGAAACTGGTACCTATAATCAATCATAGAGAGACTGTGCAAACCCAATATCACTATATTGAAGATAAGATAAATAAATTAGATGATATGGAAATCTTGAGATTAAAAATATTGAGGTACTTAACATTAGATGTAGAGTTAGCACAAGATGCTATGGTTGGCGAAACTAGTGATATGAGGAACAGATCATTACTTACCCCCAGGAAATTCACCACATCTGGATGTCTCAATAAATTAATTAGCTACAATGACTTCAAACAGAATTTAAATACAAATGAACATGTGCAAACACTCCAATACATGCTGACTAACCCAGAGTTACTAGTAACAAAGGGTGAGACTAAGGAACAATTTCAACAGTCAATCCTATACAGATACAATTCAAAAAAATTTAAAGAGAGTCTATCTATCCAAACTCCGGCTCAATTATTCATAGAGCAAATCTTATTTTCACACAAACCAATAATAGATTATAGTAGTATTTTTGATAAGTTGAGCAGTTATGCAGAAAGTAACATTTTAGAAGAAACGCCAAAATTGATAGGTAGAGTAACGTATCCTCAAGCATATCAGATGATTGTGAGAGATTTAAATCAATTACCATTAACAATAGATGATATTAAAATTATAATAAGATATTGTATATTAAATGACCCCCTAATCATAATGGCTGCAAACACAATATTATTGAGTGTTCAGGGTACAAAACAAGAACGAACAGGAACAAGTGCAAATCAGATGCCAGAGTTCAGAAATATGAAATTAATTCAACATTCACCTGCTATCGTGTTGAGGGCATTTAGTACTGGTAACTTAGATCAAAGAGGGGCAGATCCTATAGAGTTAGAAAAAGACTTATACCACCTGAAAGAATTCCTAGAGGGTACAGGAATTTTAGATAAGTTTAAAGAAAACATAAATAATCCACCAACTCACTTAAATAGCATAGAATCTATAAACTATCAACTTAGGGAAACAACAAAGCTCTACCAGATCTGTTATGATTATATTAAGTCAACAGAGCACAAAGTCAAGATTTTTATACTTCCTATGAAGTCCTATACTGCAGTAGAATTCTGCACATTAATTCAAGGGAACACAATATCAGATACGCATTGGTTCACTATGCATTATTTGAAGCAAGTTGTATCCGGTAGCATAAAAGGAGCAGTTACTCTTACTAGCACAAATGATCAAATTATAGCAAGTGAATGTTTCAAGACGATCACACATTTTGCAGATTATTTTATAGAAGCGGCAAGTAGACTTAGCTTTATTTCAGAAATTATAGATAACTTTACATACAAAAATGTTCCAGTAAAGACTTTATATGGTATAGTCTTGAATAATAATCTTAAATATGATTTTTTACCATTATTATTTAGGATGAGGGATTTGAAACAAGAAGATCTAATTAGATTTGATGCTCTAAAAACAAATGAGAGAGTATCATGGAACAACTGGCAAAGCAATAGGAGCTTAAATAGTGGTATAATTGACTTAACTATATCAGGTTATATGAGATCAATCCGGATAGTTGGGGAGGATACTATTTTGAAAATAGCTGAACTATCAATCCCAAATTTTTTACCCCCTACTGTATTTCATGCTGGTTCTAAGTTATTGAACACTAGACATGGTCTAAAATTCGAAAAGATGCAAGAAATAGCACTAGATGAAAAAACAAACTATTATATAACATGTCAGAAAAAAAGAGCAAATTTATACCATTACCAGATCATGAATATGCATAATATAATTAAAAGAAATAAAGAAGGTGAGGTTGAAAAATCCCATAGATTTAATAAAATAATCCCTGTATGCCCAGTGGTGCTTGCTATAAGAGATGAAAGTTTTAGATTAGACATAGACAAGATATTGCCTATGAATCTAATGAATTACAATATAACTAAGTTAATAATAAGCCCTGATGAGACTGTAACTATAAGGAAAGCACATCTGTCAAAAATGCAATTCTTTGATGGTCCAACTATTAGAGCCGGTATATTAAATTTAACCATGTTAATGAAAACACCAGAGTTAATGAACCTTAATTTTGATAATTTATGCAAGACTAATATCATACCGCTGAGCAGGATTTTAGAATGTGATGGAGAAGAATATGGTGAGGCAATCTTTCTATCAGACGAAATTATGGATTTCACCATATCAGAAGAAATTGAATCAATGCCAATTTTTACAGTTAGATATTCTAAAAAGGGAGATGAACATATGACTTATAAGAATGCTATTACAAAACTGATATCAAAAGGTATCGAAGAGTTTATAGAAATCTTTGATTTCTCTGACTTGGGCTTTTACTCTTCTAAAAATATGGGTATAATAAGAACGATAGTTTCAATAATAAACCTTCTAGATACTAATGAATGGTCAACTATCATTAAAAATACCATTCATATTGCTATGATCCACTCAAATTTAGATAGACAATTCCATTTATTTGAATTACCAACACCTTTCTACAACAATGTTGCAGGTGGAGATATAAATTGGCCAAAAGTGCAGAGGTTCATTATATCTTTACCTGCTGTAGAAATAAGTCCTTGGGACTTAATGATGGAGAGGTTTAAAGAAAAAACTATAGAGCTGGTAAACAAAGAAATCAATAGAGCTCAAAACTTTGAAGATTTTCTAAATGAGTTAGAAGTTGAGGAGGATAGAGGGATATTCAACTTTTTCTAAATCCCCAGACTAAGACAATACATTGACTAAAACCAAAATCTCTAAATCCAAAATCCAAAATTTAAGAATTTCTAATTATATTCAATTTAAAATTCGGCAAACAAACAAAAAAAGAAAAGCTCTATAAATGGGAGCACACTACT